CCTCGGGGGGGGCGCCATGCCATTACGATCCCATCCGGCTTTAGGACAGTTCAGCCAGTTGCGCACATACTGCTTATCAAAGCTCGGCTGCGTCTTCCCCTCCACATAGTCGCTGCTGGGCCAGTAGCGTGAGGAATCAGGCGTGAGCACTTCATCGGCCAGCACAAGCTTGCCATCCGCATCGATACCGAACTCCAGCTTTGTGTCAGCCAAGATCAGCCCGTGTTCTTCCGCAAGGCGTGTCAGCAAATTGATGTCGCTTTCGTTAGTTTGGTCGATGTGGTCGATTAATCGGCTTGCAAGTTCTTTCGCCACTTGGCTTTTGAGTTTGTTTCCTTGTGCAATTTCGTTGACGATTTCGCCCAATTTCTTCTTATGAAATGACCGCTCTTTTTGTTCGGTGAACGTGCCTTTTAAATCTGCCGCTCTTGCCCGAATGGTGAGCTTATCGGCAGATGATGCCCCGCCCGAAAACTGCACTTCATCGACAGAATATTTCCCCTTATCAATCAGCGGCGCACCTTTCCAACCAAGTGCAAGGCTGATTGTGGCATTGCGTGGCGGTAAAGCCAATTTGCCGTCATGATCGGATAATTCTAAGTCGAGCGTGTCCGCTTCTAAGCCGCGATTATCGGTTAAAGATAAATTGATTAGTCTGCTTGATACCACTTGTGTGATGTCTTGCTGTTTGTTGTCTTTCGTGGTGATCACCACTTTAAAAGCGGGTGTGCGGTGATTGTCGTTAAAATCTAAGCCTAACATTACAGATTACTCATTAAACTGTCTGCAATGGCAATCAACATCGGATCGTCAGTGCGTTTTAAGTTCATGGTGAAGTCAATGGCACGGGGTGCGCCATCGCCAAAGAATTCTGTGCGGGTTTCTTGGATATTTTCAATCACAAAAAAGCCGATAATCTCAAAGGTTGCACCGTCAATCAGTGGGAAAGCACCGCCACTGTCTGCCATTAATTCCAACGCTTTAATGGAAAATCTGCCACCCGTGATTTCGGGGATAAGTCGCCCGCCGATTGTCACGGTTTCGCTTTCCTTTCCGGTGAATTGTGATTTCGGCATTGCGCCCACAATCGAATTGGTTGGATGTCGCCACGTTGATGTGCGGTCTAAGCTTTGGAAAGGCACGGTTTGCCGTGTAAAAACGAACATACCAAGTGCGGCTAAAGCAAAGTTTTGAAACATGCTAGCGTTCCTTTACGTGTAGTTGGATAAATGTTAATGCAATGGCGATAGCGATAATCCAACCCCAACCATTAATGTTGTGATACATCAAAAACGCGGCGCAAACTGTTGCGGTGATAATTGACAAGAAATAGAAAAAGAAGATTAAAATCGTGGCCATAATTATTCCTAAAGAAAAGTGCGGTCAAAAAATCCCGTGATTTCTGACCGCACTTGATGAATTAGCGAAAGAGAAATGCAATGCCGAAAATTACAAGCAACCAAAAGGCAATGGAAAGAATAAAGATTCCACGCCATACAATATGCCGTGGCATATTTAATAAATAATCAATCAGTTTCTGTTTCATTTCGTTCCCTTGCTTTTTCTCGCCATTGCATTAATTCGGAAAATGTCATTTGCTCAAAGGCTTGTGGTTGCCAGTGGAAGATGATGGCAATGTCTGCCATAGCATCTTCCACTGTTGCGGCAATCATTACTCGGTCGCTTCGGTTTCCACTTCCGAGTTCTTCCCTAAAAAACCGACAGCCGCCGCAGCAAGCTCGGTGAAGTCCGCCACTTCCATGGTGACAAAGTCGGATTTGTGTAAAACAGGGGTGGTGACACGTGCAAGTAAAACTTGTAATGCGTCCACATCCATTTGCAACACATCAAACATTTTTAAGCCTTTTAATGCGGGCACCGTTGGTTTATTGACGGTGATTTCCGTGATTTGGTTTTCGCCACGAGTAATTGGGTTGGTTAAGGTGATGATTTTAGTATTTTCTGTTTTCATTTTATGTTTCCTTTAAAATCTCTCTTTTTTGTAAAGAGGGCAGGGGGGGATTTAATAAAAGCCCCTTTCGGGGCAAGGTGTGTGTGAATTAAATGCCGATTGCTGCGCGATGTTCTGCTAGGCGATCAACGCCACCGACAATGAAAACGGAATTGATTAAGTCAATTTCCACGAGGTCTTTGCCGTTTTCGATGATTTTGTAGTAGGTTAATGGCACGGTGTAGCTTTGTTCGGTGTCATCGCCCGATTTACTGGTGCCGTTGTCAATCTCGCCGAAACGACCACGCATGACCAGTTCGATTGAAACCACTTCTTCGGTGTCATCTTGTTGATAGGCGCCCGCAAAACGTAATGCTGTGCCGTCAATTTTTCCGCCAAATTCTTTGATAAGTTCAGTCATATAACCGCCCATCTTGAATTGCGCTTCCAAGCCTTCTACCCCTAAATTCACTTTCACTGGACCAAACATTCCGCCTGCGCGGTATTCTTCCAGTTTCATGGCTAATTTAGGTTGGGTGATTTCGGTGACTTGGCCACGGTAAGAATTACCGTCAGCCAAAAAATTCATTAATTTGAGTTTACGAGGTAATGCCATTTTTTACGCTCCTACTTTTGCAATGTTTGCGGCAAATTCCACAAGGTATTCATCGCTGATGTATTGGTTGAAACCAAGTTGTTCTAACGGTGGAACAGGGCAGTAGTCATAAGACACAAGTAATTTTGCATCTTTTAAGGTTGCGGCAGTGTTTAAGTTGGCATTGATAAATGCTTTACCGCCGATTAAATAACCTTGCGCCACATATTCACGCCATTTTGCATTGATCGCTTCCACGATTTCTTTTACAAGATTCACGGAAATGTCTTTATCCATCGCCCAGTCAAAGGATTGTGCAATGGTGTCTTTCAACACTTGTGCCGTGCGAGTGTAGTTTTCGTAGATAAATAATTTATCTGCCGAACGAGTGCGTAATCCCCAGAACTTAAAGCCATTGTGGTTTACACAACAAGTGATTCCTTGTTCATTGAGATAATTAACGTCGGTTGCACTGTCGTTAATATCGAAAGAAAGCGGCTTAGTGACACCAGTCACGCCAGTTAAACCTTTGTTTGAAATGGAGGTATGCCAGCCGTATTCTTTGTCTTGATATGCACGCATTGCAGCTGCACGAACAACGGCATAATCCACTTCGGTTTGTTTGGTGTTTGGGTTAAACGATAAGAAATCACCGAAAATCAGCATTAATTCACGTTGTGAGAAATTGCGACCGTATGTCACTGCTTCTTCTTTGGTTTTTGCTGTTCCACAAGAGGCATACACAAAGCCATTGAGTTTTTTCGCTACGCTTAACAATTCAGTGGTTACGTCTTGGCTGTCATATTTCGGGATACAGAAAATACGTGGTTTGACACCACAAACTGCAGCAGACACGAGGAACGCTTTTAAGCCAGTGTAATTGCCTTCGTTATCTACGGTTCCTATCACATTGGCTTTCATGGTGCTTTCATCATCGTTTTCTTCCACGCGAATGACGACAACTTTACAATTCACAATGTCCGCAATGCCGTCTAATGCACGAGATAACGTGCCTTTTTTACCTGCTTTGGCTTGCATTTCAGCGGTGATGCCAGTTAAAAGAGTGGGTTTGTTGAGTGGGAAAATCGATGCATCTGCATCTGGTGCGGTTGCCACTAAACCGATAACTGCAGTGGATGATGTGGTGAGTGTTCGCAAGGCTTCGGAAATTTCCGTTACCTTGACCCCATGGAGATATTCATCAGACATAATTTTAGCCCTATGGTTTCTATTGGTTTGAAAAGATGTGGGTATTTTGTAAGGATTTGAAATAGAGGGGTAGCGCTTGGCGTTGTGGTATTTAAACTAACAAAGGGCGATTAGGTAGAGTCGGAGGGATAAAAACGGCAGAATTACCCGCCGTTTGTCTTTAGTCATCATGTTTAAACATTGCCCCTAATTGATTTGGGCTAAATCGCCAACCGCTCTCGCCACCGAGAATCGCATTAAAACACCATTCGCTACAAAAATATTTTGAGCGTTTTTGTTTGATTCCAAGTACGATTCCTAGTGCGCCCCACCAGTCGTATTTACAACCTAAAGTGCGGTCAAAATAAGCTTTAATTTGTTGCTCGGTAACATCGTTGAGGGGGATTAAATCCCATTTTGTGTTATCGGACACATCAATCTGTTTACAACGCACCCCACCATCCTGTACCGATGAGGAGTAGCAGTCATATACTGTCGCATGCTCATAATGATGCCCATTGCCAAACTCAATGCGCTCAATGGCAATCTCGCAATGCGAGTATTTCCCCTTAGTAAAAAATCGGGTAATGCGGTCGGCTATCGCTTTGACTGGCTCTTTGCGCCAGTCTCGTTTGTGTTTGTACATTGCCAAATAAACCTTAGCCATTTTGGTATGCCTCCATTAGTGAGTCCATTTGCTTTATAATGTCATCATGGATTGATTGTAGCTGCTCAAGTGTGAGATTAGGGGCTTTGAGTTCATACTTACGCATACGTTGGTTAGCTAATTCAACCTGCAGCTTTTCGAGTCCTGCCGCCTGTGTCAAAATCAGGTTTGTGGCGGTCTTGTTATCCAGTCTCGCACGCTGTGCAAAGTCTGAGATATATCGACTGCACTCACCTTCATAATTTGCCGATTTAAAGGCTTCTGCGGCTGCTTGGCGTTCGCGGTACTCTCTTTCAAAGCGTGTCCATGTGCTGTAGATTTTTGCCGCATGCTCATCGATGTTGGTGATAAGGCGAGTTTGGGTTGTTGTAAAATTATCAGCAATTTTCGCTTCATCTTTTACCCATTCAGTGCCATTCCACTTGCAAGGCTCGGTAAGCGGCGCAAGTGCGGTTAAATTTTCTGGCAATTCACCCAGTGCAGTATGTTCTACTTTTTCACCTGTTTCCTTGCTGTAATAGGTACCTCGATGGTCGGCTTGATATTGCCAACTGTTATCTGCTCGAATAATGACAAAGCCTTGTTTCGGTTGTGGAGGCGCATCTAAATAACTGCCTGCGGAAAGGCTTCCGCCTTCGCTCACATATTCAGCCGTGGCGTGGCTGTAAATACCTTGGTTGTCAGTGCAATATACGGTGATTTCGCCACTAGTTTCGGCAAAGCCGGATTGATTAAATGTTACTGTCATCTTGTACTCCTTATTCAGCTAGGCAGATGTAGTGATAGGCGATGTTGCGTGGTCTAGTTTCGTTTCCAACGCGCTGTCTATAACTATTAGCTATAGTAGATGGCACTTTAGATGCATGGTACGTTCTCACTTCGCCACCATCTTTTAGGCTATGATTATTACCTTGTCTACCGGCCGCCATAGCGCTCTTATGGACAAAAGCACCTTCTGTTGTTTTGTTACTTGTGTTATCCCAGATAAACACACTAACATCACTTTCCCATTCATACGAATCGCCTCCTACTGTAGGAAGGAAGTGTACGTGGTCTTGAAAGACATCTCCCTGCGCAGATAACAACGCACGACCTGCATCCACACCACGCCCATTATCCAAGCCTCGGATAAATTCGCCACGCATATCAGGGAGTGTGCCTGATGGGTATTTCAACGCAAGCTTAGGATAGCGCGACTTGTCAAATCTTTGGCCGTTCATGGCCAAGCACCCTGTTGGTACGGTAGAGAGCGGATAAGGAATAGGGATACCAATAAATAAATCATGTAAGGCATTAAAATCAGCGGCGCTGGCTTTTTCCCCGATTGCTGCAAGCAACGTAGATTTTAAATTTGCATCACCTGCCAACGCACGGGCTAATTCTTCCAACGTGTCCAATGCCGCAGGGGCTGAACCCACTAATGCCGCAATCGCAGTTTTCACAAATTCTGTCGTCGCAATTTGGGTGTTGTTGGTGTTTGGATTGGCAGTAGGGGCGGTTGGCACGCCTGTGAACGCAGGGCTAGCTTTTGGGGCGTAGCCTGTGCGGTCTCGGTTGATGGTGTCTACTTGGTCTTTTAAATATTTGGTACGATTGGCGAGCTGTTTTGCTTGAATGTTAATTACGCCAAGCTCTCCACCTAGCACCTTATCTTGTTTTTCAATGAGATAAATATCTTCTTCCCATTGTTGTTGATCAGTAATTTTTCCCATTTATACTTCTCCAAAAGTAAAGTTTCCGTCGAAATTGATCTCGCCATTCCATCGATGGCCTGCCCGTGTAAAATTGAATGCAACCAGATGACAGCGTGCGGGGGCGTTTTCATTTAAAATGCGCCGCACTTGCTTTGATTCTTCAATAGTAATGGGCTGATGTAGCACAATTTTGTATTCTGCCCAGTGCATTTCTTCATGTTCAAAGGTTTCTGACCCATCAAAATTTAGTTCGCTATTCCATGTTTTAAGTGATTGGTTTTCAATAATATCGACTTCGCCATAACCCACCGATTTCATGACGCGGCGAATCGCTGAAATTGTCCCTTTGTGCTTGTGAATGTGGATGCTATTTAAAATGGCTTGTCGTTTGCTTTCCTCGCTCCATTCGTCATCCCATTCGTCCACGGAAAGCGACCAAGCAAGCCATGGTAAGAGGTTGATAGGGCAATTTTCAGCACTCCATAAGAGGCGAATGGGCACAGGAATTTCCGCAATGGCTGAAAACGTATTCGATAATTGTTTCTCTAGCTTGCTCGACCCTATGGGCAAGAGATAGCTATTCATCTCGGCCACCTACGTTGATTTGAATTTGTGAGCAATATGCAGCTTGGTGAGGTTGCACGATTAAATCTGCAAGCGGCTGTGTCAGTTTCACGTTCTGCACGCCTTCTTGGTGCAAGGCTGAATAAATACCTGAAAGCGTAATATCAATGCCAAGCAAGTGTTGCTTATTTACATAACGGGTGATGGCTTGATTAACATTTGCCATGACAACACTTTCTAGTACTGAGGGATAAAGTGTGAGGGTCGCTCGAATTTCATAAGGTAAAATCACCGCACTTTCGACCAATACCGTATCAGTCAGGGGGCGAATATGCTCGGCATTCAGCTGTTCTTTTACCGCATTAATTAAATCACTGTCGGCTGTTCCTTGCCCCTCCGTAGATAATATGGCCACTTTCACCGTGCCTGCAGTTGGGCTTGTTACATCAACGTCTTTTATTTTTGCAGAGGTAGAGAGCGCATGAAATTCATAGCTTGCACGACTACCAGCCGTAGTTAAACCTTCTAATGACATTTGAATACGTGTGCGAAAACGTTCATCATCTTCATATTGGGTGGGGATAGGCGGGTGAGCGTTTAAATCTCCCGCCTGAATGATTAATCGCTTAATGCCGAATAATGCCCCTAATTGGTCTAAATCTGATCCTGTGGCATAAGCAAGCATCACGGCTTTAGCAGATTCATTAATATGCGTTCTGAGTAATAATTCTAAATAAGCATTTTCTTCTAGCAATTTCACTACAGGTTCGCTTTCTAATTGTAATCGAGCCTGCCAATGTTGGCGCATATCGTCATTTTCTTGTAATGATAGAAACTTTTCTTTTCTCTGAGTTAGTAAGGTTTCATAACTGAGTTCCTGCACAACTTTTGGTACAGGCAAATTGTTCAAGTCAATAATATTGTTCATGATTTATGACCTAATAAAAGATGGTTTTCTTTGATATGTTGCTGATATTGCCCACGTGCGACATAACTTGCCACAATGCCACCTTCAACCAATTCAGGTTTAAATTGTGTGATCTGTACTCGTGGTTCCCATCGATTAATTGCGGTGACAGCACAAGCTGCCAGTTGTAATAACAATGTATGACTAATGGGGCGGTCAATTAGCAGAGGAATTAAACTGCCATATTCACGCCGCTGAATACGTGAACCAACAGGGGTTAGCAAAATATCGGCAATGGATTGTTTAATGTGGTCGCTTTCGTTTTTTAATGTTTCGCCAGTGTATCGATTCATTATTCTGGTTTTCCTGTTTTACTTGGGCCACCTTGTACGCCACCGTGTTTATGGTTAATTTGACTGATTCCCCCTGCGACCATATCGCCTGTTGATGTTACCTTTCCATCAATATTCACATTGCCTTTGATATTGATAGTGGGGCAGTCAATATCAATTTGATTAGTGGCAGTGATACTGGCGGTTTTGATACCTGTAACAACCAATGCGCTACTTGATTGGTTGTAGGTAATTTTGGCACTGTCACCAAATTCAATAACGTGTTCGTCGGCTGAATGGCTAGG